AATTAATTTTCACTATGTTTAATCCGTCACACCGGGTTACGGTAGATTTTATTTTCATTTTATCACCGGTTTACACTCAATGTGATTTCGACGTAGTATTGAAAAATATGATTTTCAAATTACTTGTCAAATCTCAAAACCCTTCCCTTCAATTGTTAAATAAAGTATAAAAGTTTAACGACATAATGTCAACTCTTTTAATACTTCATTTTAATGTTTTCTATAAAACCTCCCTATAAAAATCTTTTCTAATCACTTATTATATAGCAGGAAGCGTGCCAAGTGAGTTAATTACTTATGGGGTAAAGAGTTAAAAATTGAACGGACGAACAATAAAAAAGGGGATTTGGGACATTTTGATACAGTTTTTAATTATTAAAATGAAAAGCGGGTTAAAATGAAACAGAGGTAGAGATATTGGAGATAAAAGTGGGTTATTATGGGACAGTTGGTATTAAAAAGTAATACTAAAAAAATAGGAAAAAAAAGAATAAATTTTTAATTTGTTATGGGGAAAGGAGTTAGGGGGGGATGTCTAAAATGTCTAATATGTCACATTCAGTATAATCATCAAAAACATCTATATTACAATGAATATGTTATATAGTATTGAATAATATATATGAGTATATTAGTAATATATAAAAAGAGGAAAAATAAAAAGATAAAAATATATCGATATAAAGGGTTAGAATGATTAGAATATTTTTTATCGATAAAAAAATAACGAAATACTTAGTTGTTCTATAAGGTAAGCATGGTATTGAAAGGACTGATAGATGGATTTGATGATTTTGATGAATGTGATGAATGTGAGATAATGGAGATTTGGAATTGGGGGGAATTGTGGTGATTGGAAGTGATTGAAAGGTTGAATATAAAGGAATAAGGATTGAAAGAGAGTGTTTATAGGAAACAATTATATAAGATGGAATGTATATAGGCATGTTTGTAAATAGGTTTTTTCTTATATTCAAAACTGACCCCACCCCCCTTGGGAAATGGTTTGCGCGGTGGTGGGGAAACCTCCCACAAAAAACTCAGACCAAAAATCAATTACTTGACTTTCTGTAAACTAATCCTCATCCCCCCTCTCCCCCCTTTTTTAAAAAACAAAACCCCCTTTAACAGGGGGCCTTGTTACTTACTTTTTTCTATTAAAACATTAGGAGGCCTTTTAAACTATGTTAAAAAATCATTAACATCAATTCCCCATCTTAAAAGATGCCGTTCAACCTCATCGCAAAACAAAATCCATTCTCCTAAGCGATGTTTTTGTCTTTGTTTGATCATCCGCAGTAAAACCATCAGATTAGTATTAACCATTCTAACCTGTTTATAACTTTGCGGTAAAAGCTGAACTAACCTCTTGAAGTTTTTTTCTTTCCTTAAATGATTAAGTTGCTTAAGAAACTCCTCATCTAAACCACCTTGAAACTGACTGGATTTAAACTCATCTTTTAAAATAGTATGCATAGTACTCTCAGAACGTTCTTCTGCATCATTTTCAACTTGATTAACCCATTTATACTTATCCCACTGTTTCCAAAAGTATAAAGGGGCTTCTAGTTCAAACCATGTTTGAATCATTCTTAAAAAGGCAGCATGATCATCTCCACTTTTAAACAACTTAACAGCTAAAGCATAATCCTTATCCCCGAAAGAATCATTATCACTATCACTTAAAACGTTTTTAAACGAAAGTCTACAGCCCCTCATCGCTGGTTTAATACCATTTAATAAAAAGTTATTAACCATATAACCCCCTTTACTCATCAGTTAAAATAGCATATAAATGAGGTTCTCTTATGATTAATAACCTCTCATCAATCCTCCAGCCTTCATGAATATCATAAAGAACTCTCTTTCCAATTAAATCCCTTTCAACAGCTTCGCCAGCTCTTAAAACCACAGCAAAGGGAGTCTTTCTCCTCTTGGCCAAAGGATCAACTAATAAACCTGTTTTATAACTAGCAAGATCAATTTTAATAAGCAACTTATCTCCGGTTGGCTTGTAAGTAACATCACCCATTCAATGCCTCCTTTTCTTTGATATTATCATATTTGAGGAATTAAATCAATTTTAACATCCTTAAAAACCAACACAGCTATTGACAAATCCTTTCATTTCTGCTAATATATCAATTATGAATGATTTAGAATTAGATTATGACGAAATAGAACAGCAACAGCAACAAGACCTCCCTTCTGAATTTGAAGATAATGAAATGGATCTTCAAAGGTCTTATGATGATTATCTTCAAGAACAAGGTGAGTTATTACCTGTTAAGAGTATAGATGAACGTTTTAATAAAATGAAAAATGATGCTCTTGCTGTGTATGAACAGGGTTTGAATGATAGTTCAATTGCTTTTAGTCAACGAAGGCAGGTAGCTGATAAGGTTCTTGAGATCACTGGAGTTATTAAAAAAGATCGAACTTCAGACGGCCCTGGGAACACTTTTATTTTTTCTGATAATTTTGCAGAACGACTTTTGCAGGTAGCTGAAAAAGTTAAAAACAATTTCACTGATTTACATCCAAGGGAGTTAAGAGATGTCAATTAAAAATAACATTAATTTCAATAAAGGACTTAATATTTTTTCTTATTTAACACCTCTTAAAGATAAAGAATTATATTCAGCAAAAGGATTCTTAGCAAAAAATTCGGAAATGTGGATTATAAAAAAGAAGGACAAAAACTCTATTGGAATACAATAAACCTATTTTAGAAATCATGCCCCACGAACAAGCCCCTTTCTTTCAAACGGATGATGCCAGGTTGAAAATGGAGCAAATAATTTCAGAAGTAAAATCAGGAAACTTTTCCACTAATCCTCATAGTGAGTTTTATCAACTGTTTAGACAACTGGGCTTTGTAAACCTTTGGGTATTTTTAACCTTAATAGCGGGTTACGACGGGCCTTATGAACTTTTAACAGATCATCTTCATGCTGAGATGACTAATTTTTATCAGAACTCTATATATCCCGGTGCAAAAGCGGCTTGTTTAATTGGGCGGAGTCATTATAAAGACCTCGCCTGTAATACTCCAATGTTAACTTCTAACAGAGGCTGGACTACGCACCGTGATCTTGTTGTTGGAGATTATGTTTACTCTCCTGACGGAAAGCCTGTTGCTGTAGAGGCTGTGACAGAGACGTATTTTGATAGTTCATGCTTGCGTATAACTTTCGACGACGGAGCACAAATCACTTGTGGAGAAGGACACCTGTGGAGGGTGTTAGAGAAACATCGTCGAGGACCGGCAAGAACAATGCCGGTTGTGACACGAGAGCCTGTGATTAAGAAGGCGAAAGACCTCTCTCTTCGAATGAATGTCGGATCGGTAAAGGCACCTTTACAGATGCAGGAAAAAGACCTTCCGCTTGATCCGTATGTCCTCGGCGTGTGGCTTGGAAACGGAACATCAACGGCTGCAATAATTACAGCTGAATATGATGATGCAGAATTCTATAGAGAAATATTCGCCAAGAAAGGATATCCTTTCAGCGAGAGAAAGTCATCTAATGAGACAACAGGAACGTTTTCTTTCTCACGTTCATATGGAACGGCAGTTAAGAATCTAAGAAAACTCGGCGTTTATGATAATAAACATATTCCTGATGATTATCTTAGTAGCAGCATTGAACAGCGGTGGGAACTTTTGCAAGGTTTAATGGATACTAACGGCAGTTCTAAGAATACAACTGCAACGTTTGTGAATAAATCTAAACATCTTGCAGAGGATGTTTTCAGTCTCGCTCAATCACTCGGTCTCAGACCACGCTTCAGGAAGCATCACTTAACACTTCATGGCGAGAAGTATGAGTTTTATCATGTGAGTTTTCAACATTATGCCGACTGTTCTGTTTTCAAGTTGGAAAGAAAACAGAAGAAGGCATCAGAAAACTGTACAAAGCGCTTTCAGAATCGTATTAAAAGTATTGAGAAGATAGAAAGTGTTCCAACTAACTGTATTCAAGTAGAAGGAGGGATGTATCTTGCTGGTAAGATGCTCACACCGACACATAATAGCAGCGTGTTTACTCATGGAGGAAATAGTTGGGAAATCCTAAGAGACCCCAATCTAAGCATAGCTTTAGGTTGTGGTGTTGAGGAAAGGGCTCTTGAATTCTTAGGGTATACTATAGATACTTTCACAAGTAACCCTTTATTCGCATGGCTTTATCCTGAGTATCATATTGAAACTTATGCCTCGGCAACGGGGTGTACAGCTAAAATACTTACTTTGCCCAATAAGCAAAAAAACAGACGTACTCCCAACATCAAAGCCATGACAGCAGGGGGTTCAACTGCTGGTATTCATGCTGACCTTTTAAAGTTAGATGATATTATCACTGATACAGATTTAGATTCAGAGCGTAAATCTTCAGCGTCTATGTATCAGATGGCAAACTGGCTTAAAAGTTCTATTAGAACTCTTGTTAAAGATTGGAGGAATTCAAGAGTTTTTTTAAGTGGAACTCGTTATGCCCCTGATGATGCATACGAAGCTATTATGCTTAACTTAAAAAAGAAGGTTGGTTACTGGGATGAACTTCCTGATCATTACGAAGTTAAAGAAGATGGTGAATGGGATGTTTATTATAGAATGATTAGAGAGAATGGAAGAATTATTTTTCCAGAATCGTTCACAGAACCGATCCTTCAGAAACTAGAAGTAGAAGACCCTTGGACCTATTGGACTCAGTATGTTAATAATCCTTTTATGAGTAGTTTTCAAGAACTTAATCAGTTTGATATTAATGAATGTAAAATTGATTATACCCCCTCTGAAGGGTTCAAGGTTCTTTATTTTTATAATGGAGTTGAACAAGAATGGAATTTAAGAGATTGTCATGTGATTCAAGTTCTAGACCCCGCAGCTTCTGAAAGGGGGATGAGTGCAAAGACATCAAGATCGGCGCATATAGTATTAGCAACCGCTCCTGATGGAAGGATGTTTGTCATTAGAGGTCATGCAGATTATGTTCCAGCTTCTAAGATATTTGATTGGTTATTTGAAACTTTTAATATTTATAAGAATTATCTTAAATTAAGCGGGATGGAAATGCAGGGGCCTTTTAAAGTCTTTGAAGGTTTGATGAGGGATGAGCAGAATAAAAGAAGACAGTTTATAAACTTCAGACCTATTAAAACCCAAGGAGATAAAGATGCTCGTATTAGAACCCAATTGGAACCTGTTTTAAGAGAAAGTAAATTGTATTGTATACCGAGTTTTAAAAATACTATTAAAGCTGAATTAAAAGTTTTTCCTGATTCTCCAAAGAAGGATGTCTTAGACGCTCTTTCAATGGCTGTGCAGGAAAGTAGAATACCAGAACATCCTAATGAAATTAGAAAAAGACACTTTAAATCTGAAATCACAAGAGGTAAGGTCAATGCAACAACCGGATACTAATTTTGATCCTGATATATTACAAATAGATGCGAACGTTTTATACACATTAACAGGAGAGGATGTTTTAGAGTTATTAAAAGATTTTGGGTTATTAGATGTTACTTATGTCGGTAATCAGATTATAGTTCAAAAGCATAAAGGAGGAATAAATGAGTGATTTAACAGGAAATGAAATCACAAGAGCTGAAGAGGGTGAATATATTGGTCTTGAAGTAGATGCTGTTATCCCTGACGAAGAAATGAGAAGGAATATTGTTGAGTATTTAACTACTGAACTAGATCAAGTTATGAACGACAGAAGCTCTGCTGAAGACAACTGGAAAACATGGAGACGGCAGAGGTTGGCCAGACCAGAACAGAAAACAAAAAACTATCCTTGGGCTGATGCTTCTAATCAGGCAGTTCCTTTGGCAGCTACTAATACTAATAGTTTATATGCTATGACAAAGGACAAGTTCGGAAACAGGAGACCTCTTATTTCAGTTTCTACTGAGGATAAAATGTTTTATGAACATGCTGAAGCTCTTACTAGGTTGGTTGATAAGCTGATGGAAAGCAAGCATCATGTTAATATTAGAAAGAAAAACCTTACTATTTTTTATGATCTTGTTTCCCTTGGAACTCAATTTGTTAAGGTTCCTTGGTCTGTTAAAAAGTGGTCTTTTAAGCGAGAAGGTCAACAGGTTGAAAAGGTAGTTCAAGACTCCCCGGATGTTATTCCTATTCCGATTGATGATTTCTTTTGTAAGCTGCATATGTATGATATGCAAACTGCACCTTGGGTTGCTATCAGAACTCGTTATCAGGAACATGAATTAAGGCAGCAAGAAGCGAATGGAATTTTTCAAAATGTTGAACTGGTTTTAAACTTTAATGAAAACACCATTTCAGAACATGTTGCCGATCAGTTAGATCAGATGGATGAAACTTCTACTTTAACTGATGATACTAAAGAGTATGAGATTTTTGAAACTTATCTTTTTTGGGATATTGATGGAGATGGAGTTCCTGAAGATATTAAACTTTGGATTCATAAAGATGCAAAGGTTATTTTAAGAGCTGAGTTCAATGAACTTGGTGTGAGAGACCTTGTAAGGATACCTTATTTTAATATTCCTTACCAGCTTTATGGTTTAGGTGTTGGACACATGGTTGAAAAACTTCAGGATGAGGTTGATACCTTGCATAACATCAGAATAAACAGTCAACATCTTTCTAGTTTACAAGGGTTTATTACAAGAACTGGTTCTACTTCTCTGGATAATTTTGAATTTGAACCATTGTTCAACCTAAAAACAGAAGTCCCGAAAGAAGATGTTCAGTTGATTAAGTTTCCTGATGTTTCTGCAAATACTTTTCAAGCTGAGTATATGGTGACTGAATATGCTGACCGTTTAACAGGTGCGGGAAATGCAATGATGGGACAGAGTGATAATCAGGCCAAGACAAGAGCCACTGCTTCTGGAACAATGTTTTTAGCTCAACAGGGTTATAAACTTTATGAGAGTATTTCTAAAAACATAGAAGAAGGTTATGGTGAAATTGGTTTGATGATCGTTTATCAGTTGGTTTCAAATGCTGAAAGAGCTATACAGTCTATTCTGCCATTGGCCCCTCTTGAAGATCAGGAATTATTAAGAGAAGTTCTTCAGATGAATGTTGAAGATATTCCAAGTAGGTTTAATTTCACCATTCAAGTAACTGAAGTTGATAAAACAGAAGAAGCAAAACTTCAAAAAGCCATGACTATGCAACAGCTTTATGGGGCTTATACTGAGACTGTTATGAATTTGGCTGAAAGAATTCAAATGATAAAACAGATGGCTCCTGAAATGTTGGAACCAGCAATGAAGCTCTATGTCGGTCAGACTAAAATTATGGAAGAGATCATTGACCTCTTATCTGATAAAAATCCTGAAGAGTTCACTGTTTATGTAAAGGATATCGACCTCTTATTGAGGAAAGATGAAATGGCGAAGGATCAGCAGGTCCAACAGATGAAAGGAGCTTTAAATGCAAGTCAGCAAGGACAGGTTCCCACTCAGATGCCGGGAGGCGGAGCAGGAGCAGTTGGAAACCCTAATGTACCAACCACAGTTCCAAACGTTCCTCAGGGTGCTGGTGGCGAAGAAGCGGGAGGAATGGTTGAACCAGTTAGCTAAAGGTAAGGATTTAATGGAGTTGTATAGAAATCAAGGAAAGGTGATGGCCATTGATTCTTTACTTTTTGAAATTGATATTATTAAAGAGTATATTAACTCTAAACGAACAAGGAGTGATTAAATGGGTGTAAAAGAAGAACTATTGGAAGTTGATCAGGCTGCGCTTTTAGATGATGATCAGCCTGAACTGGAATTTGAAGAAGAGTTTGAAATCTTAGACGAAGATGAATTTTCAGCTCAACAGCCTGTTGGAGAAGAAGAGACTACAGAGAATCCTCTTCAAAGTAAATTGGAAGAGATGCAAGAACAGTTTGCTCAGTTAAAACAGCAGGCTCAGACTCCGCAGAGTAATCCGGGAATGGACAAAATGGCTGAACTTTTAAGGGAAATTCAAAAACAAAATCAACCTCAGCCTAAACAGGTGAATGATCCCGATACGGTTAAAAAGAAACGTGAGTCTTGGAAGGAGAAGGTATTTGATCAGCCGGTGGATGTGTTTGAAGATTGGGCTGAAACCACCCTTGGGCCTGTTGTTGGAAATATAATGAGTCAGATGGAAACCCTTCAGCAGCAGGTTGCCCGGCAAAATGTTGCTAACAATCCTCAATATAAAGACATCATGAAAGATTATGGGGACGAAGTGGATCAAATGGCTAAAAATTTCAAAAATGATCCTGAAGCTTATTCAAAAGCCTGTGCTTTTGTAGGGATGAATCATTTTAATGAGATTATGGAGAAGAAAATGGCTGAAAATCAGCCTGTT